GTCCGCCATTTTATGGAAACCGCCAGCCCATTCCCCGGAGGAAAACATGGTCAGGCAAAAGTGTAGCGGTATTAGGCGCAGCTATTTAGGGAAACTGCCCCCGCTGCCGCACCATAACCAATTGCCGCTAATGCCGTACCACCTGAAAAGTACACGGCAACCGCTACAACTACCGCTGTTAGGATTGCCCCAAAAAAATTACCAATGCCGCCACCGCCGCCCATAGTTTTATTTCCTTATTCTGTAATAGTCCCCATCCTTTCTACGTGGAACTATATTAAATTCTGTATGTTCTTTATTTACCCCTAATAGACGATCGGAAACGACTATTGCAACGGTATGTGGATTATCTGGATCTAGCCAAATATCACCATCGATAGTGTATTTAACTTTATCTGAATGTTGTTTGATAATATCTGCTGTACTTTCAAAACCTAATTCTTTGAGATTTTTAATACCACTTAGTAGACTGTCATAGTCTGCTTTACTTTCCCAATCTGTACCAGCAATACAATCAAGTATTCTAATAGCAACAATATTACAATCGTTAGTACCGTAACTGTAGGGGTTATTTAATGCCTCTTGGCATATTTCATATACTTTACTTATTTGTAACGCCATACTTGATCTTCCTTGTTCACCTGTCCTAATAGAGACATAATCGCATCATTGGGATAATAGCTTTGATAGACTGAGTTACTTGCTAATGTTTTTGGAGTTAAGTCTAAACGTTGATATACACTATTCACGGTAACTTTCATTTCGTTAATCTCACTAAATGGATTTACTGTACATTCAAAGTTTTCAATGAATCCTGAAAACATTCTCTGTTGATATATGGGAGTTGAATCATAGGGGTTTAAAATGACAAGTGAAATATTTAACTTTGCTTTGTCCAATTGACCGGACATTGCCATAATTCGCGTGGCGTTATCTACATTGGAAACTGTAAAATCGATAGTGTCATTACTAATACCCTTTTCCTCACTAAATGAAGGTAACGAGTCCTGTACTAAATCGGGGAATGGTTCATATAAGACACCATTCAATGAAAGTTGTGTGAATCCATCATTCCAATAGATCGCATTAACTGAACGTGGTAATAAATCAAATGTAGTAACGTGAATACCCATAGACATTAGATCACTAATAGATAAACGTGATAGTGATTCACCGCGTAGAAGTTCCCAATACTTCAATAGAATGGGATTAGTTAGAATTGAATCATCCATTATCTCAAATACTCCGTAGCATTAAATTGAATTGTTGAAACACTTTGAATAGCCATATCAAAACTTTGATCAACATCTAGTGTCGCTGTGATTGTTAGATTGTTATAAATTACAGATTCCCCCATACCTACATTATTTCTTAATTGTGGGAAAATGGTTAATTGTGTACCTGTAGTTTCAACTACCTGATAGAGTTTTTTGTGATTACTGAACTGTACTAAATCACCCACACGTAATGTATTTTGTGTTGTTGGGATAATCATAGCCCCTTTAGCAACTGCCCCCTCTGCGGTAATCGCTCCAGATTCTGAACCTGTATATGTACCAGCTCTACCCAATGGTACGTTAAATGGCTTACCCTGCTGATATTCGGCAATAAATGCCTGTACTTCATGCCTATCCTTCATCTCAAAAGATAGATTAAATTTAATGGTATAGTATTGAATACCCACACTACGGCGTAGTTCTTCACCTGTCCATGCACGTTGGGAGTATTGGGGGATAGCACTTGATAGTGTAACTTCATTAACTTTAATATTATTTGAAAAATTCATTTTAGATTCCTTCTAATTATTCTCGTGTATTTATAAAGAAAGGGGCATAATGCCCCCTTCCTTATGTATTACGTTTTTGGCTACTTCTAACGGCCTGTGCGACGTTGTTTTGGTTTTTCTGTAACATCTTATTCCATGTTTCGGGATCGTCTACGTTCCCTTTTACGATTAGTGGGGAATAAATTGTTACTTCACCACCACCCGAATATGAACCATTATTACCCTTTTGTTCATCAAGAAACTTAATTAGATCTTGGTTTGCTGCTGGCTGTACTACACGCTCCCCCGCTTTTAGTAGGAATGACTTATTATCATAGCTAGATGGTAATTCATCCACACCACCGTGGAATTGACCAGACCCCGCACCAGTTGCTGTACTAATAATACTCATACCCATAGCTGCTATTTGAGCATATGCGGGAATATTTTGTGGAAAACCTAATGCTAGTGCTGATGCCAATGCTTCTTGAATCTTCATGATCGTCATGGATATGGTTAACCCCTTCTGTACGGCAAAAAATGCCTGTGCCGCACCTGATGATTCAGAAAATGCCGCTGCCATACCTTGACCAATTTGACCCATTGAACCTTCCATACTTTGCATTATTTGCATAGTTTCCTGTTGTTGGATCTGTACAGCCTGTGCTGCATACTTCGCAGTAATTTCAGATTTACGGCGTTCAAAATCTTCATGACCTTTTAGTAGTAACTCATTTTGTTGCAATTCAAGATTCATTGCTTCCGTATTACTATCTAATTGACGTTGAGTATTTGCGTTTTGCCCTAATCCCTGTGCCTGTTGATCCGCAAGGTAATTCTTTTGGTTTTGATTTAATGAACCACTTTGTAATAGTCCAATATTATTTTTCATTGATTGGTTTGGATCTTGATAACCAATCATTTGATTCACCATATCCGTACGCTTACTGGCTGCACTGGCTTGCTGATCAAGTAATAGCTTGTTCAAATCGCCCTGAGATAATCCAAGAGTTTTAGCACTGTCTTTAATCTTCTGTACTAACTCTTTTTGTTGACGGTCGAACATGGCTAATTGGCGTTCATTAGTACCAATCACCATATCTGTAATAGCGGCATCTAATGTTTTTTGTGCGTTTAACCTTTCGGTAGCTGCTCTTTTCTGTGCTGCTGCCGCCTTTGCTGCGGCTGCGTCACGTGCCTTTTGTAGTTTATCGGCTTCCTTTTGGGCTTCGTCCTGTTCGCGTTTCTTCTGTTTCTCTTGTAGCTTCTCTTGGCCTTTACCAGCATCTACTGCGGCCTGAAGATCACCCTGTAATGAGCTAATAGAGTTTAGAAGTGTGTCCCTTGCCTGACTTGTAACTTCAGTAGCTGATACATCGAATTGATCACGTAGAAACTCTGGTATTGCTCCATCACCACCAAAGAAGAAGTTTTTAAATCCACCCTTCATTAGTTCAACTAATTTAGTTTTATCCCAATCTTTATTAAACCATCCATATAATGTATTAAGTTCTTCAATTGTTGGGGTGATAAATTCATATAAAAATGATTGTCCAGTAGTTGTAAAATCATTTAGGTTTTTATCGAACTGTTCAAATGCCCTAGCACTTTCATTAGTAATTGCAATTGTTTCACTATGGATCTTATTCCATGCGTCATTTGCATTAGCAGACTCTTCTAGTACTTCACCCATACGGGACGCATCACTAGCAACTGATTCAAGCAAAAATTTAGTTTCCGCTACTGATGCCCCTGCCGCTTTGAGATCATAGAACATCTGTATAACTGCTTTTACGCCGCCATCTTTTTGTGTCATATACTTGATATAGTTATTAACATCAAGCCCAACACTTTTTAGATCATCTGCGATAGTACCGCCATTGGCTATTGCATCGGCCATCTTATCTAATGAATCCTGATTAATGTCAGCAAATTTATCAACGGATAGACCTGTACTATAAAATGTCCTTTGTAGTTGCTGGAGTGTTTCTACCGACATTCCAGACTGTTTAGATATTTGGTTTAGTTCTCTTACTGCGTCATTTAGCTTTAATACAAGTCCACCAAGTGCCGTTACAGCAAGACCCGCACCAGTAGCTACACCAGTTAGCCCCATAGACATAGACCCAAAAGCACCACCAACATCACGTGATAGACCACCAAGCCCACCACCAATATTCTTACCAAATGAATCAAGTTTCTTTTCTGCTGTATTCAGTGACTTTTCTAGTCCTGTACTATCACCATCAATTTCAACTTTGATTTTTTTATTTTGTGCCATTTACTTTTTCTTCCCTTTCATCATGGCTTGGGCTTTAATCGCTTCACCTAGTTTATTGAATTCCGATTCTTGCCTTTGCTTGTTTATTCTAGTAATACGCTCTTTACTTGTTTCTCGGTCATCCAGTAAACCTAAAAAGTCGAAATCTTTATATTTTATTTTCTTTGCAAGTTCTTTAGTCATTCCTGGAGTATTCATAGTCATTGTGTGGCATAGATGGGAATAATACAGCATATCCATTTTAGATCCTGACGGTTCTATAAACTGATCAAATATAACTAATGCCTCAAACAAATCAGGATCTAAATCTTCAAATTCGGCGGGGGATAAACCACGCTTATTAATCATTTTTAGGTAGTAGCGTAATTCTGGAGACTCAATTACTTTTTTTCTACTTCATCAACTTTATCCATTTCAGTGACAAGTTTTAGAATTGCTCCATATAGTTCATTCTGATATTGAAAATCAATTGATGATACATTAATACGCCCTTCAATATCTTCACTTGCAAAAATTGGATCACCATTTTCATCTTTCACACAATAGATTAGTGTATTTTCAACATTATCACATTTCGAAAAGTCGCGAGCACTTGGACGGTGAATATAAACAGTTTCACCCTCTAGTTTATGTTCATATAGTTTTGGTTTTAATTTGTTTTTTAGGTTTTCAATATTCATTTTGTATCCTTACAATAGGTAATAAAAAAGGTGATAACATCTGCTATCACCCTTATTTAGTATTATTCGCCAATTAGACCAGATTCAATTGCTTCACCATCGACGGCGAGCGTGAATGATTTGGTAACTACCTGATCCTTATCGCCATCAATGGTAGTTGAGGAAACAAAGCAAGTATAAACCACATAGAATCCTGCTGTTTTAGCGGCATCCGTGAAGTACTCCAATTTTACTTGGCAACGTTTTTGTTCATCGGCTAGAGTTTCTAACTTCTGATGTACCGCATTATCTGGTAGATAGTTAACCTGTAGATCAATGTCGGGAATAGATTTAGTACCAAGTAGTTTACGATTGTAAGCACTGTTAAAAGTAACTACATCAATTACTACAGACTCAAAACCTGAAGTAGTAAAAGATGCCACTTCCGGTACTACTTGAAAATCAGTAGCAAGCACTTTACCCGCACTTGTACCGATAGAAACGGTAATATTCGCACCGCTGAAAATATCATAGGCCATTATTTTATATCCTTATATAAGTTGCTATGGGTAGTTCCTCTACCCACGTTGTATTTATTTATTCAATAGTTGCTGTACTAATGCTTTTAGTTCATCAATTTGTTGTTGTTGGTTTTCAATTAGTACCGCTTGTGCTACTACCTTCGCATCAAGTTCGTTAATAGCGTTAATTTGAAGTGCCTGAACTGCATAGGAGTTAACAGCTAGTAGTTTATCTTCACTAGTTTCTACTACCGCTTCTGGTAATACTTCCTGTACTTCCTGAGCAATTAGACCTGCTTCATGTGTGGTGAATATGTTTTCTTCATCTTCACTTAAACTATTTTTCTTATCATAGGTATAACCCGTGATTAGTTTTAGTTTATCAAGTGCACCTGTTATTGGTTCGATATTTGATTTTAAGCGAATATCTGATGTACTCACCCACTGTTGACCAGTTGCGACACCATCACCGGAGAAATACCAGTTAGCATTACCCGTTACAAGTCTTGTAACCCACGCCGTACCATCCGATGGGTAATATACTTGCATTGCGGCAACGTGGTTAGTACCCCAATGTGTAGCTTTCCAAATTCCCGTGATCATTCCCTGACGTGGAAATTCTACAAGTAAACCAGTTGAAGTGTCACGCCAGCCTCCCCAATAATCAACACCATCTACTGGCCCTGCAATTAGTGCGTTAGCTGAACCCGCACGTGCGGGTGAAACATACATACCCCTATTTTGTCCGTCTGGTGTTTCTACAAAAAGGGTTCGTGATGTTCTGAATCCAGAAGTGGTAAAAGTACATAGTGCTGTTGAATCGGTATAAACATCTAAAATACCATCACTACGCTGTTTAAAACCTGTATCACTATCACCGATTGTTATTGATCGTTCCCCTAATGCGTTATCACCGACGGGTACACCTACTGCCATTTTATCATTTACTACAAGTGCATTAGAGATGATATTCGTAGATAAAAGAGTATCAATACCGCTTAGTCTGCCTGTACAAGTAAATTGCATATAAGCGTTTTGGTTTGCTCCATCACCACTATGGATAGTAGTTTTTGGGATTCCATCAGCTTGAATTTCAGAATAAAATCGGGACCATGATCTTGTTCCATTGGATGTATTCATTAATCTACTGGTTAGTATCCCGCCGTTATATTGTGCTGCGTCATTCCAATTGTGAGCATTTACACCACGGAAATCAACGTCATTACCAGTCCCTAAATTAAGATTATCCCTAGCACCATTTATAGTTACCGCACCTGTACCACCAGCGACAATTGGTAAACCAAAGCCAATACCGTTTTGATCTTGGAATTGAATTTCTTTATTATTTGCAACTACTAGACGTGTATTATCTGGTGCATTTAGTAAAGTGAATCCATCTGCTTGTACTAAACGGTTTATGTTTAGGTTCCATCTTGCACTTTCGGCTGTAGTTGCTCCTGTGCCGCCCATCGCAACACTCAAAGCTACATTAGAATATCCAGTTCCATTCCATTTGATTACACCCCAATTTTCGGCGGCATCAGGAATAACTAATAGATTTTGACCGTTTGCAGACGATACCGTAGTTTGTGCTACATCTTGATAGAAACGGTTTAATTTTAGATTAATTCTCGCATCGGCATCTGTAGTAGCTCCTGTACCACCCTGACCAACTCCAAGAGGTAGCCATTTCTGTGTAGTTGAATCAAATACACCCCATGAACCGTAGTCGCCATTAGAAATACCATAATACTTAGTTCTATCTGGAGAATAAATTACAGTTTCATTTGGATTCTGACTAAAACGATCTAATTCAAGATTTGTACGAGCACCAACTACGTTAGTTGATCCTGTACCGCCATTCTCTACACCAAGTGGAATACTATTACCATTAGTGTCTACGTAACGCCAACCGCAATCATTAGCAAGCCTTAATGAATTAGCACCATTTGGACTATGTAAGGCGTTAAAAGCACCGCTTGCTGTATCTGAATTACATTGTAATCCCTGTACTAATAAAATAGAACGGGCTGCTCCAATATCTGACAAATCGCTAAGATTGCTTGCCGTTTTTAGATATCGCGTATCACTTTCACTTTTTGAAATTAGATCAAGATTAATACGGGCTTGTAGTGCCGTACTCGCATTAGTACCGCCATTTGCAATTGGCACAATATCAAAAGTACCTGCGGCCTTAACTCCCAATGCTGAACGGGCATCTGTGGCGTTCTTACTACCTGTACCACCATTAGCCACACTCAAAGGTTGACCCAATGTTAGATTATCGGCCTGAGCTGTACCAAGTGTTGAATTATTAACGGTGATACTTTCACCCGTAATACTTTCAGCTACTGTAAGTGATTTACCACTAATACCATTACTTGCGGTTAGTGAGTCTACATAGATTCCCTTAATGAAAGTTTTAGTACCGTCAATTGATTGATCACCAGTTAGTGCTACATATTTTGAATCACCCAAATTGCTTGTTAAAATACGAGTCCATGCCGTTGATTGATTTTTAGCATAGATAGCCAATGACCCGCTTTTAGTCATAGCAAGAGAACTAAATGTATTACCATCAATTAGACCAATACCCATCATATCAGCACTAACGGGATTACCTGCCTGATCTGCGGGAACCTTAATAAAACTATTACCCGTTGGGGTTACTGGTTCATATTGGGGTACGTCCACAGAATTACTACCAACACCATAGGAACCTTCATATAGTTCCACACTGGCAAGTGCGGTAGCATCACGTACAATCATTTCTGTAGGGGTGAATGTATATGTTTTCTGTACTACAGCATCTTTATCACCGCTTAATGCTGCTGCGGAAATTCGCCCATTCATTAGGGAATAATCTAATGTACCTTCAGTGTGGCGACGAATAAGAATTAATTGAAATTCCTGTTGTGTTTCTGTTGCTTCATCTAAAAAGGTATGTGTGTAATCACCTGGAATATAGTTAACAGTAATTTCAACGGGATCTACATTCTGTTCACCTGCTAATTGCTCTACATATTCACTATTATATGTTTCTACTTGTGCCATTGCCGACGAAATATGTAATGTAGGCATAGCGGCAATTTCGCTAATTTGTTCATTACCTGCGTTTTGTGGTAGTCGGTTTGCCGTATCTTCATTATAGAAAATCTTTAATCCATTACCCGTATAAATGTTAGCCATCGTTAATCCTTATTGTTTTTGCGTTGCTACAATATTTATGGAGAACGATAGAGATACATAACCAGTTGTAGGATCTGATACTAATTCACCACTATCAAACGCATATGAAATTAGAGTTACATTATTAGTTTTGAATTCCTTTAATGTGGTATTTTGAAAGTACTCCATAATTACGGAAAATGTATCTGCGGGGGGAGTACTATCAGGTTGCGGCACTAATAGAAATTCAAAGTTGAAAGTTCCAGTTTGTCGATTAGTACCATAATTTGTTAATTCATAACTTTGATTTACAGATACTAGAATAAACATTTCCTTTCCGGCTTGAATCTTCATTGCCTTTCGGATTGGTTGAATGTTTTCTAAACTGTTTTTAATTGTATTTTTTACGTCGCTGAGTAAGGCCATATTACACCCCAAAGTTATTAATTACAGTTGGGCGTACATAAACTTCACTGACTCCACTCAAATCATCATAAATGTTATAAACTGTATAATTGATATTTTTAATTTTTAAAATCGAATCTACTTCAATTCCATGATTAGTTACGTCCAATGACTTCATTGAAATAAACGTTTCTGTACTTTCTATTAGTCCTTCTGTGCCACTATCTATGACAACGGGGCGTACATCTACTATACCCGTACATGTCGCCCCGTTAATTGAAATAGTCTCACCAAAGGCATTTAGAAAAACATCTGTTTGCTTATCACTAAATGCCCTCATAGTGATTATGCCGCTAGTTTCATTACATAGAATGCTTCAGCGTGTGCTACTGCGTGATCAATATACGCAAAGGTGCGTAGTACGATACCTTGTGATGCACGTAGTGTAGTGTCATCACGGTCTACAGTTAGTCCACCCCATGATGCAAGTACAACATTAGAGAAGTCACCGAAAATAACAGAACCTGCTGCTACTTGAGTACTCTCAATAACGCGTACAGAATCACATAGATATGCTTCAAAGCGAAAACCTTCGATCATATACTTTGCTGCTGTGTTCTCACCAACTAGTGTACTACGTAGAACTGCTGCGGTAGTTGGGTGAACAATTGCTACTACATTATCAATACGTACATTTGCCGCTGCTAGTTTCGCTAGTGCGTCTTGTACATCTTTCTGGGTGATAGCTGCGGTTAGAGTACCATTAGGTGCTGCGGTAACAATTTCAGCTAGAATTTCTTTTTCTAGTTTTAGACCAGCACCACGTACCATTGCATCTTGTACATAACGTTCTGCGGTATCTGCGGATTTAATTAGAGTACGGGTAATTGGTACACTACCGGAAAAAGTTTTTGGTTTTAGAACCAATTTTTCAAAGTTTGCATCAACTAGTGGTGAATCTTCACCTTCATCAATGAATTCAAACATTGCAGTAAAATCAGAAGATAGTTTTGGTAGAACTAGATTACCTTCACCCTCTAGACCGCTGAAAGTTTGAATTGGTAGTTGTGCAAATACAGAATTAGCACGTAGTACATCAATATAAGAATCTACATATACTTCTTTAACTAGAGCACCACCAGTAGCGGCTGCGGTAGAAGTTGCACGTAGTTGATTTACTGGTACTTCAAGACGAGTACCTTCAAATGGTTTACCCTCGGCTGCTTGACGAATTAGACCATTAATTACAGATTTTTCCATTTTGTTATCCTTAACGTTAGGAGATTTATTATTTGTATTTAGTGAACGTTTAAAATCAGATACGCTAATTCCTTTAGCGATTGCTTCTGATACATCCACTTTTAGCACTTGACCAATTGAAGTTAATTCACGCTTACGCTCTTTTTCAGCTTCATCTTCCATATCTTCGGGATGTTCTGCTTTCCCATCGGCATCTTCGAATTCGCCTACGTCGCGTTTATCTTCTACTTCTACTGGATCTGTACTATTTATTTGATCGGGTTCGATTCCCGCTTGTAGTTTCTTTAAAAGATCTGGACGTTTAGAAATTAGTTCTTCTAATTCATCATCACTTAATTCAATGTTAGCTACACCACCATTTTCATCATTATCAACAATTAGAGTTTCTTTAATGTCGTATGATTCATTATCTAGACGGGTTTCTTCCATTCCATCTTGTTCATCCATGATTCTATCCTCATCATTAGTATCTTCTGTACTATTTAGTGATTCATCTTCATGGGCTTCTTCTAATTCATCTTCTAATACATCACGTATTTGATCATCACAACCTAATGCACGACCGATACCTACAGTTTCATCTGCTGGCACTGTTACTAATGAGATTTCATAAATTTCAAAGTTGGTAACGATAATATTGTTACCTTCCATGCGGTAATCATAGATGTTATAGCCAATACTAATATGTGATAGAATTCCTTCCTGAATCATTCCCCACATAGTATTACCAAGACCTACATTACTAATCTGTAGTGTTGCACGTCCTACGCGATCTGCGTCCATATGTGCTTCAACTACTGCCCCAAGTAATTTGTCTCGGTCATGGTTGAAAAGTACAGCACCTTTATTATTAAGGCGGCGTAGGTCTACGTTTTCTTCACCACACAAGAGAATTTCATAATATAGTTGGTCATCAATAATGCGGCTTACTGGCTGTTCACTACAAAATGCAACATCAATAGTACGGGCATCTACATTAATTGCCCTTACTGGAATAGTTAGTTCCCTCTTCTGGTTGAGTTTCTTCAAATCCATTTGAATCTTCTTCCTTATTTGTTTGTTTTTCTTTTTCTATTTCCTCTAGCGTTAAACGTGGATCTCCACCCATTTCACTGATGATTTGAGTTTTAGATTTTAGACCCGCATCAAGTAGCATAATTTCGGCCTGAATATCCTTTGTAGGATCTAGGGAAATTGGTTTCACTGGAATATAACGAGCACAAATAAGATCATCGAAATCAGAAAAAGATAGATTAAGACTATTGTTATTTAGCATTTCATTTTTAAACCAGGCTAGATAAATTGGCTTTAGTACTTTACTGATTAGTACATTAGTACGAGTTCTAAAAGTTGTAGCTTGTAGGCGTTCTGCCAACTTCGCCGCACTGAATGAAGCATCGGCTGTTGATCCCATTAGTGATTGCTTAGTTACGTTCAAGCCCATTGAAATTTGATCCATTAGTTCACTTGTGAATTCACCAATGCGATCTACACCCGCTTGTGGGTTTACAGTTTTAATGTCTTGGTTTTTACCAAGTTCATACACTGCTCCAGCTTCAAGATATTCCGTATATGTTGCCGTTGAATTTTCTTCACCTGCCATTAACTCTACTTGGTCTGTATCATTATTATTATTGGTGATATACGCTGTTGTACTTGCTGAGACACGTTTAGCAATTAGTGAAGCCTCCGTGAAGTTCTTTAGATCTTCCATAGTCTTGCTTGTACTAATCATGTCTGGAATTCCGCGTTCCTGTCCCATTTGTAGGGGAATGAAATAATGACATATCTCACTAGCCGGAATAATTTCAAATGCCGTTGCGTCATACGTATATGTAATGGGGTTATAGATACAGAAATAATAATTTACGGGTTTATGATTCTTATCAAATTCAATACCGTTACTAATATAGTTTCCATTATCTAGCCATTGGTTATTAAGTTGAGTAAGGCGAGCACTATCAATGATTTCAAGTTTAATAGTACCGTTAACGTTATGAATACGTATAAAACATTCACCATCCTGTACACGTACTTTCTCTACAGTTTGTTGGAAAATATCAAATGTTAATTGACCATCAAGACTAAAACGATCCGCATCATATGCCCAACGATCAAAACGCTTTTCTAATTTATTACTTAGTTCTTGTAGTTCATCTTCATCCATTGATTCTACTGTTGGGGAAGGTTTTACATAAACCCCTTCAGCACCGATCACACCATCAACGGATAGATTCATATACTTACTACCCAATGGATTTTTTAGAATTGCTTCACGTGATGCATTACGCCAATCACTAAGGAACCAACGAATCAAGTTATTGATATTTTGTGAACCTGTACCCGATGTAAAACCAAATGAAATTACTGGTGTACTCATACCGCGTACAGCTTGTAAATCGCGTTTTAGGTTTGCCGATGGTTTATCTATTAAACGTTTCTTACTTGCTTGTGGTTTGATTTCTACAGGTTCGGTTTTTGCTTTTCTCCAAAACATTATCGTGTTCCCCATCTATTATGATAATGAGGGTCACGAAAAACGGTTACAGATTTAAACGGCTTACCATTTCCATTTACGGGCTGATCGTTCATACTAGCCCATAATGCATTTGCACGTTTAATATAACGGATACGCATATTTTCTAGGTTAGTAAGTGTCTCACTAATTAGTGTCTTATTATTAATTGTTGTTGAATATACGCCACCACCAGCTATTTTAGTTTCAATAACTTCATCAAGTTCCTTAATCATTGATATTAGTTTTGAATATTCAGTTGTGTACTTACTTGGATCAATTAGTTCTGATATAAAGTTAGTACATGTACCCTTTGCATTATCTAATAGAATACAAAATACTTTATCACTGGCCCCATCAATCTTAAATGTGATTAGTGTTGATTCAGTGGTTGTACTAAAATTTTCTATTGTAGTACTATTACCACCATTTAGATAATTAACAACTAGGGTTGAATGTGGCGGCATCATTACGTAAAAATCATATGGGTTCATAGTCATATAGATTTTTTCTGGTAAAATATTTGCCATTTTATTTCCTTATTTGCCGAACCATCCTGTACCGCCAGTTCTGCGTACCGTCCTTTTTGGGGGTGCTTTAATCTGTGATTTTAGTTCTGGTTCTGGTTTGGTTTCTTCTTTATTTATCACTGGCTGTACTTGTACTTGCTCTTTATTTGATGATTTAAATTCTCTAAGTTTTCTATAGGGCTGATTAGTACCCAATTTACTTACGGAATATTCACGAGCAATTAGGGCATAAACTAAACAATCTAATGCCTCATTTCTTTTTTGGCCTTGCTTAAGTCGCCATTGTAATTTCCCACCCTTCGGTTTTAGTTCTTCGGCAGTTAATTGTTCAAAGTAATCATGAGGTAGAGAACTACTAAAGTGTAATTGTGTAGGGGCTAACTGTGGTTCATCACTTAACATATGATTAAGTAATTTACGTATTGTCAATTTACCTTCATGAACATTTAGAATCTGTAGTTTATAACCAGCTTCCGTAGACTTTTTAAACAATGGGGATGTAGTAGAACTACTACCCTTGATTGGGTGATATTTTGCCCAACGGCCTGTGAAGCGTTTCACTGTTTCCGTGGCGTTACCGTTCGATGAATCCACAAATACCGCCAGCGTGGGAATGATGCGGCCTGATGGGGTTTTAAAGTTCTGCCTACAGAATTTATCAAGTTCATTCCATGCGGGGGCTTCAATTTTAGTACAGTCATGTGAATAGAAAAATTCATGACCAAGTACCCATACATTCTTTTCATCAAATGCAATTACAGTAGACTCTAATCTATCTAATTGCTGATCGGTGGCGATACAGATCCCAAGTGCTTTTTCAGGTATGTTATGTAAGTTAAATGAATCATCGCGTGTCTGTTCAAGTTGGATAATATCAAGTTCTTTTTCATATTCGTTTTCATAAACTTCACCGAGTTCATTGTTATAGAAAGTTTGAAGATTAAATGAGTACAGGGCATCGGCGTACTTACTTACTATTTCTTCAATAGTATTAAGGGGGCTAATCATACGGCTACATTGAAAACCTACTACGCCCTTTTCACCATTTGGATTAGTGGCAATCCATCGCCCATTGTTTACCATCTGGTGTCTTGTATGTTCATCGATTTCTTTATTACAATGAGGACACATTAACTTAGCAGTAGTTGAATCTGGAATAGCTCTACCATTCTCTAATTGTTTAAATTGAAACTTAACTTGTTCCCATTCAAATTTATATTCATGACCACATTCATGTGTAACGAACCAATAGCGTTTATCACTTAGGTTGAATTCTGAGTTAATTAGATCATTCTTATATAGTGGAGTACTCGCAACTACTACTAAAGCATCATCACCAAATGTAGAAGTACGGGCTTCAGCCAATTTAATTGGATTACCTTCCTGACCAATTTCTACATTTGATACTTCGTCAAGTAGAACTGTACTACATGTGATCCCGCGTAGGTTGCCGGGTGTATTAAGGTTTAACCAGTAGATAAAAGTACCATTCTTTAATTCGGTTTGTTTGGCGTTATTAGCGGCATTCTTATCTGATTTATCTGTAACAAGTGGAGAAAGTACCGGACTACTTTCAACTACTGGCATAAATTTACCAAGTCTAAACTTTTTTATTTCATCGGCACTACTTGAAGCAAATGCAAAGTTTGCCTGGTCATTTACCATTTTTCCTATGGATATTGCAGTCATGACCTGCGTCTTCAAAAGTTGCGAGCACGCCTGAATTACAATTTTCTTGGTGCTTCTCTCCTGTGCAATATCCATTGGGAGGCACTGAAACGAAAACGGGACAAAATCTAATGACATTGCTGGCCCATCCACCAGCTTCATCACCCCACCCGCTTTAATCCAATCACTGGTTTTCTGTATCTTCGGTGGTTTGATCGTTGGTAATACTTTCTGTAATAGTGTCGTTAATTTCTTCTTGTTCTGGTTCATCAAATATTTCTTCATCCTCTGGTAGTTCAAATTCCATTTCACCCAATTGATAAAGATGTGTATCTATTACTTCCTTTAATCGGTCGCGTAAATCTTTCGCGTCAGTCATTGCAAATAGTTCTAGATAAATCTTATTGGGGATACTTCGAATAGTAGTTTTTATTTGATATAGATATGCGGTTAGTACTTGCTCCACGTATTCTGTATTCAAAACATGCTCTAACTTTTCCTGTAATTCCAATTCTGCTAATTGTCTTTCGGTAGTTAGCTTTTGTAATCGTTCCTGTTCAATCTGTTCTTTGATGTTAGTATTACGGAGTGGTTTTAAAATATTCTCCACAATCCACTTTCTTGTGTTATAATCCGTATGAATTGGCATTCCTTTTAATACCCAAGAACGCACAGTTGATTCATCATATCCATATTGTTTTGCTAAAGTTCTAATTGATGTTTTCATTTATCATCCTTTTATTTATTGAGAGTTAATAATGCACGACCGTAAAATGGATTTTGAGCTTGTTATTAATTTATTAAATAGTTTCCTTAAAAATAAAGACATAAGAAAAAGATTACATTACATTGTTGATAATAGAATTAATGATTGGGAAAAATGGCTTCAAATAGAATTTGAGCAATTTATTGCAGCCAAAAGATTTCAAGTAAAGCGGGAAGTGACTGCTTATCTCGACCCATTTTTATTCCCACAGAATAGGCTTTCAAAAGTAGACATTATTCTTTGTCAAAACAAATCACTTAACGATGGTTTTATATTTATTGAATTTAAATGTACTAAGAGTATCGCAGCACTGAAGAGAGGTTTAGAACACGATAAGTTAAAAATACAATCCATCATTGACTGTGAATATAAAATCCGCAATTCTTTTTTTGTTGGTTTCCATTTAAATTGTAAACCTACAGAGATTGATAAAATGGATACATATGTTACTGAAATACTAAAAGGATCTTATGCTGTATTCAAGATTTGCCCCTGCCCCGCCAATCACAACTGTAATTGCACTAATAATGAAATTGGGGTAGTACTTTGTTAAGTGCGGTGCGGGTAGGCATTTATTTTTCATATATATGTAATTTAATGCGTGGGCGAAAACTCGCGGCTTATACCCCCCTACCGAGTACCTTTTAAAAAACCCTTATACATCAATAGCTTATTTATTATTGCTCTATTTAGGGGTATCGCGGGCATCCGCCACGCTATGCACTGTTTATGCACTTTATTGCATGAATGTTAGTACTATAGAGTTGAGGCGGTATGGTATTTTGTATCCGTCTACAGTCTGGTAATTAAGTATTTCATCACGTAATGCTTTTAATCTTTTAATATGTTTATGTTCACTACCCTTATATGAATCAATTGTGTTAATTGGGTAGTTATACTGACCAATGCTATATCGTGAATAGTTTAATGTAATGTATTTATACTTGAGCGTTAGTGAATGGTTATCAATGAATAGCCCGTAACCGTCCTCGGTGACAATGTGAGCGGTTATTAGATTATCTTTACGTGATGGTTCATATCCGTAGGTATCGTAGCTTGTGGGCGTTTCTATGGCCTTGTGTGTGCCATTGGGAAAGTGTAGGAAGGTGGTTAACATTGCGTGTACTCCTATGCTGTATAGGAGTATTTAGAAATAAAAAACCAGCGGTTAGGCTGGCTTATTCATTAATAACAATACTAAATTTTTCAGACTTATGACTATTACCATACAGTTGATAAATTAACACAAATCGGTAATAAACTATATTGTTTCACTGCAATGTCCTTTTGCATTTTATATCGATATACATAACACCTTTTTTGTCCATGTATTCATTTCCATAATAATATCCATCGTTATGTTGTTCATTTACAATTATTACTTCTCTATAGATATCATCATTTGGTGCTGTTTCATAATGATATGCCCCCCCAGGTGGTGGCATCTTATCCAAATAGCGTGTTACATACCTATCATCTGCTGTAGATGAGCCAATATTATGAATATCCCAACATTGAAAATCTGGTACTTTTGCAGCAAATACAGTGATTGGTAACATCAATACAAACAACATCCTTTTCATTTTTTCTCTCTTTTCGTTGAAAGGTACTATCAAACACTTTTTAGTATGCCTGCTACCCCCCACTCACCCCAACAAACAAACCTACCCAATGTGAGGGGGGGCAACAATAGTGTACCTTATAAGGGTTTTAGTGGTAAAGTATAGCAATCTCAATCTGTACGTTGGGTTTACTAATGGGAAAGAAAGTATCAATAAAAATATTGAAAGAAGACATAGATTTCTTTGAATCATTCTTTGGTAAAAAGATTGAATCATTTAAAGAAGATTCCAGAACACATAAAATGCTTCATCTCGCTTTAGAGAAAGCACACGATATACGTAAGTTCGAAATAGAATTATACTGGAAACGAGCAACATACTTTTTCGCATTTTTTACTGTCATTACCGCTGCGTTCGGTTATCTCTTCACATCTAAAGAATATTTCTGTTTTTCCCCTATTGCTGCCCTAGTAGGTTCTCTAATTTCTATTTGTTTTATATTTGTTAACATTGGTAGTAAATATTGGCTTTGTAACTGGGAATTCATTATTGATAAACTCGAAATTTATGTTACTGGAAATCTATATAAAGTATATTTTTATGATAATAAGTATCCGCTTCGCCCTTCTGTTTCTGATATCAATAATTTAATAAGTTATACTATTTTAATAGTATGGGTTTTATGCTTCATTACTTCTACTTCCCCATTCTGTACAAGCGATCCTCAATTTTTTTGTGTTTTGTTAATTTTATATTTTCTAGTTTTAGTAATTTTTTCAATTTTGTGCTATAAATCAGTTAAGAATGTATTAGATTCGGATACAGTGCCCACAAGATTCTACAAATTTAGGAAGAATAATTATGAAAAGTGGAAGTAAAATCAAGATATTTAATACACTTTTACTTACCATTGTAGCTACGCTATTAATTGTAGCCATTTCATTTCACAGTCAACTCTCAAATTTCATTAAAGAGATATATGATAATAATTATCCAATTGATAAATTTATTACCCTAAAGGGAAATTAATTCATACCCTATTACATGATTTTATCCAGCTTTGGCATTCACCTGATTATCTAATTTCAAGATAGCCTACTGTAATGTGTTGATTTTTTTTGTCATATGATGCCAGTAATTCTGAGACGTACCTTTTTACCCACAAGATAATCTATAACCATTGCTTGAGCGTCCATATTTATCATCACCAAATACCGTACTAATATGTTTATAGTAACTTTATCCGTTTTTATACTCACATCATCCGTTATATTACTATATCTTTACCTTTTGGTTTCATAAATACGAACTACGAATAGTATCATAATGTAAACATTCAGATACAAACCAATTCCTGACTAGGATATCGTTGCTTTTACTATGTATCTTCTTATCTAAGATAGATTTTATTTTTATTGTTTTATTACCTTCAATATCACAGGAAAGCAATAGAGCCTCACTTCCATTTGTACTAATTATTATTTCATCTTCACCTGTATATATGTGGTTGAAAATATTTGGTGTATAATTACCTATATAGAAAGCCAAGAAGAAATAAGTTATTAAAGTCCATGCTGCCCATTTCGAAAAAAATGATTTAGATTTTTCCTGGAATATTTTTTTAAGACAAATGTTTAGTAAGAATATTGATACAAATAAAATCAGGTTTATGATAAAGAATTTCCATTCTAATAATATGTCACCCAATATTAGCATAGGTGCCATCATTCCAGCACTAATTATAGTAATATGATGAAATAAAGTATTCGAACTTCTATATGCATTTCTTAACAACAAAAAAACTGCAATTATAATAATTGCATTCTGCACAAGGGTTAATACTAATGAATTGAAATCTATCCATATTAAACTTATTGGATATCCATAATAAACAGAGTTGCCGAGTTTATAAAATACATATGTCGCATATGACATAAATGTGATTAATGTTATTATCGATATCTTACTTTCTAGTTTGTATGTGCTATTTCGCATCTAATATATCTCTATGCAATTAACTCTAGATTATTTTTAATTCCATACTAATACGCTATATTATCAACATATGATACTCAAACAATTTGTTCCCCTTAACCAACAAAGGGGAACAAAGAATTTACACTTAAAATTCTTTTCTTGAATCGAATCCACTTACAATTGTATAGTCTATAAGAGAATTATTTGCCTCGTTAATTCTAATTTTAGCACCTTTATATGCGACAACTTTTGTTCCTTCAGTAAGGTCAAAAGTAAAGTCTGTTGTATATGCAGCTCTCGCCATATTATTAGAGAATTCACGATATGTGAATTTTAATGTGTTCCCTGACTTTCCATTATACTCTATCGTCTTTACAAATGAATCACTAACCATACATAATCCATTTGGTACATATTGTATTGAGATTTCACTCGAATTGTATGTTGTACCATTAGGCGGTGATATTGTATTTTTCGCTTTATCATATGTTACATAGTTTACTGAGTTAACAACTACGCCATATAAGTTTTTAAGTCCAATTGAATTCTTATCAATCGGATTTACATAAACATTGTTTCCGGTATGGCAATATGTCCCTTCTTTAATTTCTGATAGTGACCCTGACGCGTTACCAAGTTTGAGTAATTCAGTTTTATACCCAGTAGCTGACCTTATAATGTGATCACCCATGTATGCTTTGTTAGTTGTACCAACCATTGGTTCCACATATTCTTGAGTTGTGACTTTTGGAGCAACACTACCCGGAGCACAGCCAGATAATAATGTGGTACCTAAAACAATTAGAGGTATATTATTTTTCATGCGTTACTATTCCATATGTGTGTAGTACTAAAGTCAAAATCTTATCATACCAGATAAAGAATGGTAATAGTTCAATAGGTTATTGTTCTTTCCCTTCCGGCTCTCCTTTTTAGTACATATTAGAATTTCGCATGAGGTACATGAGAATCAATAGGGATTACTTTAGTTTCTCCCAGTAGCGGGGGGCGACTCGTTCACACCTTCGGTGGTTCACTGCGTGGCGACTACAAGAGACTTTGAATAATCTATTGAGAAGTAATTCTTGTAGTTGGTACTTCCAATCAATTCTTTGTTAGTACTTTTATTGTCTGAGCGAAAGCGAGTAGGAACGGGCGTTCTTTCGAGTATTCGCGAGAAAAACGCAAGTTACGATCTTATGTTTGGTTTTTATAGAGACTGTCGAGCAAAGCGAAGTTAGGCTCTCTAGAGACTGAATAGAAGTAAGACACTTATACTTCAAAGTTAAGAGTGGGAGTTAATATTAATATAAGTGCCCGTTTTTTCACAAAACACCCCTAGAACCCGCATTATACCGTTGAAAACGGGTAATTTCCGGCTATTTCTTGTGACAAAAACGGGCACACCTTTACCCGTTTTTACGTGCTTTTAGGTAGTTCAAAATTGCATCATCGGTTATACCATCATCAAACCAACGTTCTATAGTTTGCTTTTGAGCACGTGTAAGTATTACTTTTTCCTCTACTACTGGTTCACGCTCTAGAAGTTCCTGTATAGCCTTAGATGCCTCTCTAATAGCATTACCATAGCGGCGATAGTGGCGTTCATCAATCACTGTGTGACGCTCTCCAAACGCCTCTAATAGCATCACATTGTACTCACCATCGGAATACTTCATATTATTCTTGATATATTGTTTTTCAAATTTGCTATCTGCATTCTTGATCATTTGTTTGTATGCAAGTTCGGTACGAAAATTTTCGATAATACGTTTCACTTCCTTGTTTGTGATTTCTTCAGCTTCCTTTAGTACCACGAACATGTAAAGGGCATTTAGACTACCCTTAGAAGTTTTAGATAGTCCAAAAAATTTATAGGCTTGGATAATATCTACTATCTCTTTATTATCATGAAACTTTTCTACATTTTCCATGAATTTCTTTACTGTTGAATTGTTTACTTTGTTTGTCATTATTCTGAACCTCTTTGTATATATGTTACCCCTACGCTTCTTATGTGATAATGCTGTACTAGAATCTTTTGAATTTCTAAAAGTTCTTCATATCGAATGTACTTATTATCATACACCAATAAAAGTTGAAAACGTTCATCCTCTCCCATTTCAATTAGATTTGGGAGTAAATCCTCTAATACTAAATCATCATTTACTTTTATTTCTAGTGTGAAAATAGATAAATCATTTGTTTTATATTCACACTTTACTGTGAATTCCTCTATTGCTATTGGTCTAGTACCATCTAAATTATCTTCATCACTAATAACATATTCAATACAGTTAGAATCTTTATATAAGTCATATGTACTACACCCGTACTTTGTAAGTTTCTTTAGTGGCTTATAAAAATAAGTTGTTTTGGTAATCTGTACATTACTAATTATCGTATCAATACGCATTGTCTCTTTATCTCCTTATTGACGTGTCTTACACGTCTTTTTATTTCCTTCCCTTACGGCGTAGTACACCTTCAATACGTTCCATGATTGCGGGATCTTCATTCCTCAAATGCTCATAGAATGATTTATAAGTTTCCCCCTTCACTAAGCGAGTATATAAAGTATCATCAGTGTCTTTACCAAATACCCCTTTTACAAATTTCTTTAGACCGTTCTGACTACATTCACCAAATGAATAATAGTTCATAACTATGGAATATTCTTCATAGGTTAGCTTTTCATTTCTCTTAGTACCACTAACATTGTTTTCACGCTTCGGTACTATCTTGATATTGCCTTTTTCATTATTGCGTTTATTTGTATCTATATGGTCATATACATCTGTTGAATTAGTTTTTACGGGTAGATAATGACTACCAACTAGATCATGTACGTTATGTATCACACCACCTACTGAAATAATGTTATAACCGCCCTCTTTATATCTGTCATTGTAGGACTGTTTACATAGTTTGAAAGTGATAGTATTGAATAGTTGACCTTCTTCACAAATCAATAGATGGGCGTGATGTTTATGTATTTCCCATGTATTAGATTTGTATTGTAGATTTGCTGCGGTTATTGCCCTTACATTCATATTATTCTCCTAGAATTAGTTGTTGATTGATTAGATATTGAATTGCTGCCGCACGTGTTTTTGCTTTACCATCTGATATTAATTTATCAAGTAGAACTACTTGGCGATCATTTAGTTTAGTACTTACTGAATGTGATTTTACTTCTTTCATGTTCTTTCCTTAGTTTATAAAAAGTATTCTTTTTGTAGATTCCAAAAAGTAAAAGCATGCCCCTAAATATCAGGGGCAAAATGTTTCTTGGAGGAGATATTATGTTTTTCTATACTCTTATTTATCACGGACGATTTAAATGTTTGGTGATATGGGTGGGGTAAAAAATGGAATTTTTTTCATTCTCACTCCCTATTATAGGACATCTTTCTCTCATGTCCCAGGTTTATACTTGTTTTTTAGTAAGTTTCTGTTTTATAAAATAATTTAATATAATGCAAACTAGAATGAAGCCTAACCACACAATGTACATCAAGAATAAGTACTCAATAATTCCAGTAATCATAATGATAAAACCAAGTAGTATTAAAATTGTTGTTTTCATTTAGTTCTCCCTTTGTACTTGTATTTAGTACAGACAAATAAAAAAGGGGCATTATGCCCCTTTTCATGAAGTACTTTATCAACCATTTGGTAGTGCGGCTGCCATTGCCTTATTAAACACATTTTCCCAATATTCTAATGCTTCAAGATCTGGATTACCTGAAATTGAACCATCACTACATATACTACTAACAGATCTTAAAGTTGTAGTTAGAGTATTTGCCCCACCCCTTGAAGCGGTTCGTTTTGACTCTACATCTATTATTACTAAGTGTGTCATAAAGTCAGTCCAATACATGATACTACAGTAGATAGTGTATTTGCTCTTATCAACATCTACCCTTACCACATCAATTCTCTGTATTATTTTCTTGAGGCGGTTATTTAGCTCTATACGGTAATCTACATCAAGATCTAACTTATCATCATTATAGGTTAGTTGTAGGTCTTTTGGTGCATCCACTGACTTTAACCTAATAGTCAATTCATCCTGTTCTTTACTGATAGTTTCCAGTTCATCGAGGATTGCAAACTTTTCATAACGACTCGCCTTAGTAAGACGTTAACGAAATGCCGCAATATCTCTTTCATTCTGAATCCATTGATCACGCAATGTAGCTACGTTAGATTCTTCCCGATCATAGACTTCAGAAAAATCTAAACCTTTAATAGCTTCTAGTAATGGCCTTTCTAATGCGAAATAGGCCACACTACGAGCTTCACAATCTTTATTAGTACGTTTACCTAAACAGACTGTATAAAGTCCACCATGTGAGTTACGTTTAACTATAATCGATTGCTTACATACAGGACAACGTGACATACCCGAAAATATATTTAACATTTGCTTTTGGTGTGTCTTTCCTTTATTACCGGAAACTTTCATTGCCTGTACTTTAGTATATAGTTCTTTATCAATTATCGGGGGATAGCGTGGATCATCTGCTACCCGCTTATCACTAAGTACACGTAGTACAGTAACAAGTGTCCACGCTTTACCGTTATCAGTTTTACCATATGTGCGTACTATTTGGGCCGCACCAATACCATTAACATAATCGTTATACATACGCTGTATCGCCTTTGCCGTGTCATTAGTACGGTATTGTTTAATACCATCAATTTCTACTACATCAAACCATCTTGGACGTACCTTAGATACATTACCGTAGCGGTTCTGGTGTGACTTCTTCATCATTACAGACTTACGTTTAGATTCACCGTTTGCCCTGTTGATTTGCATTGTTAGTACGGTAATGCTTTCTGGTATGTATCGGGAATAAGTCATACCCGTTTCAATTTCCAGAATAGTAGTACCACGGTTGATTAAACCGGAAATAATCTCTACTGCTTGGAACGGATCAAGACGTGTTAAGCGGTCTATGTTCTCTACAATAAGTACCGAATCGGGAAGTACTCCATCCATCACCATCTTCCGGTATTGGCCTAACTTAGTTTTAGGATTCCAGTTTTTTCCCTTAAAGGCACTCTTCCCCTCCGCTACCATCTGTGTGATGTTCTCTGTATCTAGAACGAATGGGAGGCGGTGATCTAGTACCAGATACTGTATAAACTGATTAATCGTGTTCACCTGCCTTTGTATCCCGAATCCATCAACCTGATTCAGCGTAGACACACGTGCATAACTCCATACGGGTACTTTCATCTTCTTGTTCTCTCGTTACTTACCGTGGCGTACATAATACACTAACTGTTCACTGCTGCTGATGGGGCCGCAATGGCATCAGCGCGCCGATCGCGAAAACAGCCTGCTGGGGCACAGCGGCTGCCGCGTTGGCGGGAACGATCTGGATATTGCGCTAGCGTTTAAACATCTGATGCCGCTGCTCGGTATGGGGGGGAAACGGAAAAAGGGATCGCCTTACCTATTCTGCCCTGGTGGAACGCGGTCGCGATCAACGATGTTCCCGCGCAAAGTGACTTCTACAGTAGCGCCAACGGTCGCTTGCTCAACGATCTTGTCCGTGACGCGAAAGAAGCCGATAAAGTCGCCCTACTGCTTAAAGTCTGGCGCGAGCGTCTGAGCTATCGCCTGGTGCGCAGCGCAGAAGAGAGCAAAATCGCGCTTTCCGATCAGACCATTGTGACGGCGGCGATACCGTTTATCAGCGACACGCTGGCAACCGATATCAGTCAACACGGGCTGGAAGCTGCGCTCAATCAGCCCCTGGCGCGCATTCTGGAGCAGGTTCAACTGGCGCTGGAAAACGCGCAGGAAAAACCGGACGTGATTTACCTGACCGGCGGTAGCGCGCGTTCGCCGCTGATTAACAAAGCCCTCGCCCAGCAAATTCCCGGGATTCCGAT